CATTTTTTATATTTTCCTTGTTTATGTTTTCGATAGTGAATACAGAAGGACATATATAGTTTGAGTTATCATCCGAATTATCAGTAAAGAAGTGGTACTTCTCTTGAATAAAATCAGCTAAAGTAAAATATACAACAACCTTGTCAAAGATGACTTTTCCGCTTCTTGTAGTCATACTGTCCTTAGTCATTGAAAAAGTAAGGTTCTTGCCATTTACATTTCCTAACGTTAGAACTATATCGAAAGAATCAGAAAATTTATAATCGAATTGTCGGAGAAATATACCTTCTGTGTATTCAAGACCTTCAATACTAAGATTCTTGAAAGGGGACTTGAAAGTGCTTCCTACATTAATAAATAAAGTAGGAAAGATTGTTGATAAGTCGCTGAGTTTAGAATATACTTCACCAATGGCAGTCTGAGCATTTTTTATATTTTCCTTGTTTATGTTTTCGATAGTGAATACAGAAGGACATATATAGTTTGAGTTATCATCCGAATTATCAGTAAAGAAGTGGTACTTCTCTTGAATAAAATCAGCTAAAGTAAAATATACAACAACCTTGTCAAAGATGACTTTTCCGCTTCTTGTAGTCATACTGTCCTTAGTCATTGAAAAAGTAAGGTTCTTGCCATTTACATTTCCTAACGTTAGAACTATATCGAAAGAATCAGAAAATTTATAATCGAATTGTCGGAGAAATATACCTTCTGTGTATTCAAGACCTTCAATACTAAGATTCTTGAAAGGGGACTTGAAAGTGCTTCCTACATTAATAAATAAAGTAGGAAAGATTGTTGATAAGTCGCTGAGTTTAGAATCATGCTGCTCTGCAAAATCCGCAAGACCAGCGAGAGCACCGCCTACCCTCTCGGCTGTGTTCTCGCCCACCTGCGTAGCGTTCTTGACCGCTGCCGCCTGCTGTTTAATTTCGTTTATTGTTGCCATATTAATCTCCTATTGCATGAATGTGTGCCCTCGTTCCTCTTTGTGACTTTACTTCCCCTTTCGGGGTGAAGTGCTTGAGATATTCGAGAGCATCTGATAAATATCTTTCAGCCATATCCATGATGTCGTTGTACTGCTTGTTGCTCGAAACGTCTTGAACATGGTCCGAATAATCGTCTCTGTGGCGCATTCCACCAGCTCGGCTTACAATTGTGCCATCGGCACGGAAAAGCCTCGCATACGTGAAATAAGCGAGTGCCTTACGTATTCCGCTGGTGTACTTCTGCACCTTTGCTTCGTCTTGGCTGCAATCGCCATCCTTCTTGGTGGTGTATTCGCCACCGTCCAGGAAAGTTGCAGGCTGAAAATCGGGCAATACTGAATCGCCCCACTCTCCCTGCTCGGTCGCTGCCTTGAACCGCTCCCACCCAATGGCTGGTATGATGTTCGCATCTTCGCATTCACGAATGTATGCGTTCACTTCATCCTCATCTAGGTGTGTGCTGGTCGGTCGTGCCAGTTCTCTGAGCTGATCAACCGTGATAAGTTGTTTTCTTTGTTCTCCCATAGGCTCAATCAATCTATCGTGTTGTTCCCTGCCACCTCGCTGCTGATATACTTCAACGGCTGTAGCTTGGGGTCTAGGTTCTGAATGGCTGGGTCGTGCCAGCTGTTAAAAATCTTCTTGAAGGCTCGCTCGATGAAACGCTGCTCGGTCGTAACTTCGCCTGCATAGTATTCGTAGGCGTCCTGCATAACTTGCCCGCTGAATCCCAACTTGCCCATACGGATGGAGTAGAAGAGTTCTTGGTGGAACTGAGCGTATATGCGCTCGATAACGCTGCTGTCGGTTACGCTGAACTCCTTGTCGAAGTTTTTTGTCGGAAAGGCAACAACCTTCGGTTCGTCTTCCTCGTTCTCAACCTCGACCGCAAGAATCTTCGCTGTGTTCTCGTCCCCTTGGAACTGCAAAAGGTCTTCATCGGAAATCATCTGTCCGCTCTCTACCTCTTCGCCTTTTTCATCGAATTTAGGCACGCCCTTCTTGGTTACGAGCATACACGATACGAGGAAGTTGTTTCTCACGTTCCTCATCTTCACGTTGCCCAGTCCCTCATCGGTCGAAATCTCTGTAATGGCTGAATCGTAGCTGGCTGTAGGATAGATAAACTGTCCGTCTAGGCTCTGCCATAGAATCTGCCCCTTGTAGCTGTCGATGCCGCCAGCGTTCTCTATCTGTTCAAGAACGATGTCGGGGTCTGGGTTGAAGAAGTTGATGCGCTCGATGGTCTTCTCGTTCACCATCAACCGCTTTCCGTTCCTCGTTTTCTTCTGCTCCCAGTCAGGATGCAGCAAGACGTGCGCCACGCTCCCCTTGTCGTCCGTCTCTTCAAGGCGGCAATTTTCGAAGGGTACGTGGCTCACGCTCGACACCTGCCCTAGAACGTTGTAGTTAACGTGAAGGGCGAAGCCTCCAAACCTCGCAAGGTCTTGCGCTACGTTCCGAAGCAAATCGTCTGCCGTGTCCCCTTGCTGGTTCATCGCCAACGCTGCTAGAATGTCGCTATCGAAGCCGTAGCCCTCAATGAATCGGGCATATCGATTAAGGCACAGCATTGCCGTACCGCTGGCTTCCGTGATGCGTGCGAGGTTCTGCGGATATAGATTATCATATCCGTATGCCTGCATCTTGAATCGGCTGACGTAGCCAATATCAACCCTTCGCTTTGGCTTTTTAACTGTCTTAACGTTCATCTTGCTTGTGTCGTTTTACTTGTTGTTTTTCTACTCTTCCTTGCCTGCTTTTTCGGCTTGGTCGATGTCTTTCTTCTTGTCGCTGCCTGCTGCTTTTTCGGCAGAATCTGTCCCTGCGGTATTATCTGCACCGCTGTCGATGCCTGCTGGCGGCTGCTTGTTCTCGATGAGTTCATCGCTGGGTATCTTTTGGAAGTATTTCTCCATCTGTGGGTACTTCGTCAGATATTCATGAGCTACCTTGTCGGTCAGGTTCTCGTTTGTGAAAATCTTACCATTATAGAAATCGGGGCAGGAAATGATGAAGCCTGCCTTCATTACGTAATTACATTGCTTTGGCATAGCCTTTTCTTTTTTGAGTTTAAGATAAATTTCAATCAGAGCATCGTGGTAACACTGCTGGCAGGTTGTCGGAACAAACCGCTTCCGTGTTACCTCGAAATATAGAGTTTCGATTACTGCCTTGTCGGTTGCATCAAAGGGACTGTCGAAACGTGCCTTCAACTCCTCGACCTTGGCTGTTGCTTCCTCGTAGGTCATTGCTTAACCTCCTACGGCTGATGTCAGACTGGCGTACTTGGCTGCTGTGGTCTCGCTGTCTGTGTCGAAGAAGAAGTAAGCTGCCTTTGGTACGCTCTCCTCTTCCAGCGTGATAAGCCAGCCGCCCTCGGTGTCGTCCGAGTACTTGTCGTTTTCGCCAGCACTTGCCTTCAGTGCCTGCGCATATCCGAATACTTGATACTCTGCCTTTCCGTCCGCACCCTTTGAGAGGTTGCGTAGGATGATAACGAACTTACCGTTCGCCAGTCCGTCAATGATATTTGCGCAAACGTCAGGTGTATTTGCCAATACCACGATTGCCACGGTGTTCTTCCAGCTGTTGCGATACGTGCCAACTGCCAGCTCGGTCTTGGTTCCAGTGAATGGCTTGCTGCCTTCCTGCCGGATAGCGTATGCTTTCTTGCCAGTCTTCAGCACAATTGTGCTAATTGTATTACCAACGACAGCAGACTTGGTGAAGTCGATGTCGTCTCGGTTGATGATAAGTCCATCGCCCTCCAGTCCCTTTGTTACCTGGTCTTCGCAAGGGATGATGATGTCCTGGGCGATAAGGCTCTCGCAAGTTGTTGCCATATTAATTCGTTTTTAATTGTTATATCCCCAACACCGTTTGTGGGTGTTGAGGATTCATAAGAACTTAATTTGATAAAGATGGAGCGATTAGTAAGCTGCATGGATCATGTTCTCTTCGAGAAGAGCCGTGCCAATCTTACCAGTTGAGTAGATGTAGTTTCTACGCTCCTTGTGGTCGAACCAGGCATCCAGCTCACTAATGAGCGAATCCTGCGGTGTGCCGACCATCAGCTGCTTAGGGTTACAGAAGACCATACGGTGTGGAAGGTTGTACGCTGCTGCGCCCTTCTCATAGCCCTTAATCATTCTGTCCCAAATACTTACACTGGCAATCTTAATGCCGTTGTAGGTCGATGTTTGGAAGCCATCGAAGACCTTCTCCCAAGGCATAATGTCGTGGTACGTCTTCTTGATGTCGTAAGTCAATGCGTCAGCCAGCGAGCGTGTCATAAGAAGCACAGCGTTCGGATCATCGATGATGCGTGAGTCCACGTTCATGAGCATATTGTCTACAAGGTCGGTTGCCACACCCTGCTTGCGGATTGCCGCAATCTGCCCCGCCATCGTGGTTTCATTGTTGGCTTCAATCTCGGTACGGTTCTTTGTGGCTGTAGCTGCGAAAATTTTCTTGAAGAGACCATCGCAAGTGGTAAAGTACTCCTTCTTCAAGCCATCGGCCAGCTTGCCGCCCTCGGAAACAGTCTGCGCATCCTCAGCACCAAACCAGCCGAAGCGCCAAACCATCTGCTTCATAGCACGCTCAAGTGCATCGGTGTAGATTACCATGAAGTCGGTGCTGGTGAGGTCTCCAATGTCTGTGCCGGTCTTCAAGCTGTACTCAGCGATTGAGCCTTTCAGCGAATCATAGCAAATCTTGATAGGTACTTGCCAGTCGCCAAGCTTCCAGCGCTCCAAGTTGTTGGTGATGCCCTTCTCGTCATACGTTGGGTCGCAACCGCTGCCAGCCTTGCCGACCATCTCCATCTCACCAATGATGGCGATTGGATCATCGTTCTTGACTTTGAGGATGGTGACGAAATCCGCAAGGTTCTCGTCCTTGTAGAATGTCTCCTGCACGGCATCCTTGATGGTCTTCAGATTTTCGGGTTCGAGGACAAAGTTCTCGAACTGCTTTACATCAAAAGTATTACTCATAATCTATAACTCTCTAATTTGTTTTTTACTTGATTTCTTAAAACGGTTTAGCCATTGCTTGGGTGCTTCTTGGAACGATAAGCCTTGACCTTCTCGCTGATAGTCTTTGCGTCTGCCTTAACGTCTACCTGCTCTCCTGCGCCCTTGCCGCTTGGCTGTCGCTGTGCTGGCTGGTAGTGGCTGCTGTAGCCTGCCAACACCTTCTCAGCACCGCCTGCCATCTTCACGGCATTCAGGATGCGCATGTCTTCCTTGCTCTTTGCGAGTTTCTGTGCGCCTGCCAGCTGCGCCTTGGTGTCGTTCAACTGCTGTTTGAGTGCTGCTACCTGCTGCTTCAACTTAGCTACGGTGTCGTTGTCGGTGCTTGATGCGCTGCCGCCCTCACCGCCTTCACCGCCCTCATTGTCGGTGTCGGTGTTGTCTGCGGTCTGAATGTCGGTAATTACACCGTCCTCGACAACGATTGTCTTGCCATCCGGCATTTCAAACGTTCCGTCCGGACTTGCCTTGTCGCCAACTTGTGGATCTCCCTCTTCACGCTCAACGGTCAGTGTCTGTCCGTCTGCTGTGTTGAGTTCCATCGCTTGTGGCTCTGCCTTGGCTTGTGGCTCTGCCACCGCCTGCTCTGCTTCCTCCAGTGTCTTCACGCCCAACTTGGCGAGAATCTTGTCGAGGAGAGAAGCCTTTACTTCTGTTTTCTTCTCCATTGCTTTTGGATTTTGTTGTTTTGAATTAATGAATTGTTCTATGTTGCGTTTCGATGCGCTTGCGCTGAGTGCTGAAACGGTGCTGCTGATAAGACCTAGGCGCAAAGCCTCGCTGGTGTTGATGAAGATGTCCTTATCCATCAAGGCTTGTATCTCTTCCCGGTCGCACTCGCACCGCTCTACGTATGCGTCCACCATCTTATCCTGCCACATCTGCATTTCCTCGCTCTGGTTCTTCAAGTCCTTTGCATTCAGCTGGTCGCCAAGACACCAGCCAGGTACCCATGGGTTGTGAAGGAGGAAGGCAGCGTTCTCGTATGCCTTGCGGCTCTCCTTTGGTGCTGCAAGCATGATGATTGTTGCCATGGATGCTGCCTTGCCCTCAACGGTGCAGGTTATCTTCTTGCCGCTCTGTCGCAGTCGGTCGTAAATTGCCCAACCCTCGACAACAGAACCGCCATTGCAGAAGATGCGCATATCGATGGTGTCGTCATCCTTTGGTATGCTTGCTGCAAAAGCATCTATGTCTTGAAAGCAGACACAATCGCCACCCCACCATTGATACCAGAACTTGTTGTCTTGGCTGTCGATATCGTTGTATATTCTGAGTTTTGCCATTGAATCGTGATTTTTTAAGTTTTAAAACGCTGCAAAGATACGATTATTTTCGATATGTTTATCTCTTAAACAGTTAATTTTCCTAAACAAGCCGAAATTTTGCGTTCTGAGCGAGTTTTACTGCCTTGGGTGTGTAACTTTACCACCTTCGACAAAAAACCGCTCAGAACGCAAATGTTGATGAAATAACTCCCCTTTAAATCCTGCTGATATTCTCTATCGTCTGCACTCTCCGCTGGGTTCGGTTTATCTCTTCCACGCTCACTACTGGCTGTGGAGCCATCTGATACCCTCTAGCGACCGCTGCCGCCAGCATATCCATGCCGATGTTACTTCCTCCGTTGTTCACTACGATAGGAACGCCACCGCCCAGTTGATTAAATGCGGATAATATCGGGCTGAACATCGATGTCGCCTTGGCTGTCATTACGCTCTCGCCATTGGAAAGCCTTGCCGGGATGCTGTCGCTCGTTCCAGTGCCTGCGCCCTGAACATATCCACCAACGGCAAAACCTTTAACGAGTGCTTTCGCTCCTGCAAACGCTGCTTTGACCAGTGCCATCAATGCTGCTGCACTCGCAACACCTCCCCACGACTTGCTTGCAATCTCCTTTGCGAGGATTTGGGCAAAGTATGCGTTAACTGCTATCTCGATTGCGTCAAGTATTGATGTCAGCATCGATTTAAGGAAGGAGTGCAGTGATTTATCCTCGCTCTCGAAGAACTCAGACAGACCGTCCCCCATGGTCTGTATCATGTCGCTCATCATTTTCAGTTGCTCTTCCGTCAAAGCTGCCTTTTTCTTGTTGGCTTCCTCTTGCTCCTTGACTTCTGCATCGCTCAAATCCTTTTGTAGCTGTTCCTGCACGGCTGCATAGTCCTTGTATGCGTCCAGCTTACTCTGAAGGAAAGCCTTGTATCTCTCCAGCTTGGCTGTATCGTCTTCCTCTCCAGTGCCACCGTTCATGATGTCCGCATCCTTGCGAGCCTTCTCTGCTTCCTCGAACTCCTTGTTGAGTTCGTCCACAATCTCCTTGGCTTGGTTCTTCAAGTCCGCTTTCGCCTTAATCATGATGTCGAGAAGTTTTGCCTGCATTTCCTGCGCCTTTTCCGCTCCAATCTCACCAGCCGCCACGTATGCGTCAATGCTTCGTGCCACCATGTCCTTCTCCAGCTGTTCCAGGTCGTTGCTGTAGTCTCGCTCGTTGTCGTACATACCTGCGAGGTATCGCTTCTTTGCGTCCATTACTTGCTCGTTGTACTTGAACTGGATAAGAGCAATCTGCGCCTGCAATTCCTTTTCCTGCTTCTTCCTGCGCTCTGCTTCTGCCTTGGCTTCCGCTTCCTCTTTGGCTCTCTGTGCCTTGGTCTTGGTGGTGCTGCCCTTGGCTGCTGGTGTCGTTCCCTTGTTTCCGTTCACTGGCTCGCTGCTGGTCGCTCCACCGTCTAGGTTCGCAAGTTTCAGATGGTTCAGTCTTCCGTTCACGGTGTTCTCGAATCCGTCTGCGAATGAGTTTCCTATCTCGATGCCAGCGTTCTTTATGTCGTGCCATGCTTCCTTAATCGTGCCTGATATATCGAACATCTCCTTAAATCCCTTCTGAGCCTTGGATAGGTCGAAAGTCACGATACCCTCAAGAATATCAAGCATGCCCTTTGCTGCAAAGCCCATCCTCTTGAATGCGTCTATTGCTAGATTGCATACGAGTTTGATTGCGTTCCACATCAAGCGGAAATTTGTGCCGATTGCATTGATTGCCACTCGAAGAAGAAGGCTCTCGTTGTACCAGTCGATGAAGTAGTTGATGGTGTTGAACAAACCCTTCATTATCTGGACGAGAATCTTCGTGCCGAACATCTTGCCCTTCTCGATCATCTCCTCGAATCCGTGCTGGCTCATATCGAACATTGACGAAAGGTAGGTGTTGAGTTCCTTGTGTAGCTTGATGTTCTCCAGCTGGGTCTCTCCCCACTCTCCAGTCTGCTTCTTCACTTCTTCGATGTCAGTTGTCATCGTGTCGAGCTGTTCGATGAGCTGGATGCCTGCTTGCGCTCCCTGCTTGCCGAAGACGTTCTTCAGAATGTCGCCAACCTGCTGGCTGTCCGCTCCGAAGTCCTTCATCTTCGATGCCACCAGCTGGATGATGTCGAAGGTGTTCTTCGTGCCGTTGGCTAGGTCTTGCTGCACCTGCTTGCTGGATATACCGATAGCGTCAAGGCTTGCAGATGTTGCTGTGCTCATTTCACGGATTTTCTTACTAGCCATCGTGATAATGTCTAGACCCTTGTCGCTAAAGATGCCGCTTCGGGTCTGCTGCAATATCGCCACAAGCTGGTCTGCACCGATACCTGCATCGTGGAAGGTAGGCGCATATTGCTGTATCTTGTTGAGCATATCGCCCGATAGGTCTGCACCGCTTGCAAAGCCATCGTTGATAACCTTAATCGCTTCCTCTCCCGATAGGTGATAGTTAGCCATGAGGTTGTCAGCTGTGGCGAGAACGTCATTGAAATCCTTTCCCATGGTGTCCGCTGTGGCTGCGATGCTGTTCCTCATCGTCTCCAAAGCTTCCCCGGTGTAGCCAGTGAATTCCTTTGTCAGTCGTGTGGCTTCCATCAATCCCTTGTTGTAGTCATAGAACCACTTGAATGTCATACCAACACCGACAACGCCAGCGAGTGCAGCAAAATATGGATTCATAACCAAGCCGATTGCGGTCTTACCGAACGCCTTCAGCTTGTCTGTCAGTCCATCCATATTCTGCGCCAGTTTGATGATGTTGCTAACCTCGGTATCATTGACAATATCCATACCAAAGAACTCCGTCCCCTGCAGGTCATCTGCTGCTTGCATCATCGAGTTGTAGTAATTGCCAACGTTGCGATAATATCGTTGCGTCTCCTCCTCAGCCAACTTCAACTTGTCAGTTATCTCGTTGATATGCTTGGCTAGGGCTTGCCCCTTCGCTCCCTCACGTTCTGCCTTCGCCATTTCATCGTATTTCTTGGTGGCATTGGATAGCTGGGCACGCAACTGCTTCAAACTGCCCTCCTGCTCGTTCTCTGTGCGCACGTTGTTCTGTATCTCCTTCTGCAGGGCACGCACGTTGTACTGGTACTCCTTGATGGTTGCGTTGATGGCTTCCGTCTGCACCTTCATTTCGTTTGTCGAGATGGTGTTGTCTTTTTCCTGCTGCTGCAAGTCCTTGATGGATTGCTTTAGCTGGTCTATCTTCTCTTTGTATCTGATGATGCCGTAGATTGCATCCTCGTACTTGACCTTGATGTCAAGTATCTGCTGTTTGTCTTCACTTACCATAGCTTTTTTCTTTTAGTTGTTCAACTCTATCATTGTCACCTCACTGTATCCGCTGCTTGTGGTCTTGATTTCGAGAACCGCGAAATACGCTCCATACTGGGCAAGGTACACTGGCTTCGTTTCGTCAAAGTTCAGTATCTCCAAATCGGAAAGGTTGAACCGCTCCACAATGTGGCGTGGGTTCGCCACCGTCTTTCTCAGCTTCTCCAGTTTGGTGTCGAAGATGCTCTGTAGGTTGATGTTGAAAGCCAATGCCGCATAGCCGCTATCGTTCTTCGTCAGGTTCACGATTCTGTCCTTGCAAGCCTTGTACTTGGTGGCTGTCTGTACCGTCATCGCTGTTCTGCCAATGGTGTATTGCTTACTCTCCCACTCGTATATCGGTATGCGGTTTCCGTCCGTGGCTGCAAATGGCAGCGTACAAACGTCTTGCGTATACTCCAGCGTATTGTTATCTACAGTCATATCCGCATCGTGCTGCTGGTATACGGTATCGTCTTCCTTCCACTTGTAGATATTATGCTGGCAATATTCCTCTACGCTGAAATCGGTCTGCCTTGGATGGTTGCTGGCTGCGAATGGGATGAGCTTCTTCGTCCAGTCCACAGCCTGCGCCTTGGCTTCCCAAAGGGTCGCGATGTCTGCAAACGTAAGTGTTCCACAGATAAACCGCTGGCTTGGGAACGTTGATGTCAGAATGCAGATACACTTCAAGAAGTCCGTTACCTTGATGTCGGGCAGATTCTTGCCGATTGGGAAATTACCACCGTATGGTACTTCATCGCTCTGCTTGATGCTTGCGGACAACCGTCCGTTATAACATCGCAATCCGTTCAATCTTTTGTTTTTCGGGTGCTTCATCTCAAAGGTCACGATGTCGCCCTCTTCAAGTTCTATCTCCCCTCGTCCTGCTGCAAGGTGTATGAATCTACCTCCTACCAGCTGGTCGCTGGTGTCGCTTACTGTTGGATCAACATCTTCAACGTCCGATGTCCTGCCTGCAATGTAGGTCTTGGTGTACTCGCTTTCCTCTTGGTCGCTGGTGTGGACGGAAACGACCTTGATTTCAATGTAGCAAGGTGGGTACGTGTATACTCCCTGCATTTGTGTCGCTCCTCCATAACTCCAACTCCTATGGAGTGCTGGGTCTACCTTCGATGCGTCCCACGACCAGTTCATCTGAACATCAAAAATCATCGTGCAGGAAATCTTTACATTCAGCTGGCTGTATCTGGTTGCAAGTTCCAGTCCATCGAAGACGTCCGATAGGCTCGTTGGCTGAAAGTCAAGAATACCGAGGTCTGTTGTTGCGAAGAAAGAACCTTCAAAGTCGCCTACTACCGTCTGCGCATCTGCCTTCCTTGTAATCAGTGGGACAGCAAGTCCCTTGATGGTCTCTTTCGCTTGGTTGCTCCATCCGAATGCAACCCCAGTCTGCGAAGTGATAAGGTCTAGGATATATTGTACCGTGACGCATGGTTGGATTGCCCCTTTCGTCAGATACGAAAAAGAGCCACCTCCCCCAAACGCTCCACCGCTCGCATAAGTCTGCGCTTCGCTGGCTCTCGCTCGGTTCTCTGTCTCGCTCTTGACTAGAACGGTTGTACCAATGCTGTATGCCTTGATTGCGTTGATAACAAGCCATGCTGCCGTGGATGGTGCTTGCAGGTCTACATCTATTGGCTCGCTCTCGCTGGTGTACATAACGCTGTATGGTGCAGAACTCGATGTCTTGTGCTGAGTGCCACCCGATACGTAATAGTTGCTTTCCGCTCCTGCGCCTGCTATCCAGTAGAGCATTCCGTCCTTTGATGGCTTCACGTATACGAGCCTTCCTGCCTGCTTATAATTGTGTATGTTAACCGTGATTTCAGTTCCACCCTTGTCTGCTGGAACCTCTTCCACTCCCCATGATTCTGCAAAGCCAGTGGATGGGTTGTAGCTTCCGTATTCCACCTGCCCTGCTGGTGCTCCATCCTTCAATGCAAAACGGATGCTGATTGTCGTCATAGCCGCTTCCGTGTCTCCGCTGGCGCAAAGTGTTCCTGCCCCAATAGCCGTTGAAAGGATAGGGTCTGGTGCGGTTATGGTCGGATTGGTTTCCGTCTCGTATGTTCCTGCTTCCGCTGCAAGGCGCACAACGTTCTTGTTGCTGTCTAGTATTGCCCATGTTCGGTAGTCGCCCTTTCCCAATATCGTATCTATTGTGGCTCTCATTCCTGCCGTGAATGGTATGACTGCACACCGGTAGGAATCATCGTTCAAAACCTCGCCAGACACGTAATTTCCGACCGCTGTTCCAGTTCTTATCTTTCCGTCAACGAGCGAGTATGTCGTGTCGCTGTTTCCACCTACGTTACGGTCATAGCCCTGCCACTCATCGCTTGATGTCTTGACCGCTGCCGTGTCATAGCTTCCATAGAAAACTCCCTCCGATATTGCCTTCTCGTAGGTGTCGTAGCTGTTGGATCTGTTGAACCGCATATACTTCGTGCAATTCAGCTCGTTCAGCTTCAAATCAGACGATTGAAGTGTCTCCAGTGCTTGGAACAATCCCCAATAAATCGAAATCTCGACGGTTTCCTTGACGCTCAGGACGCTTGCCCTGCCGCTGCGGATAATCTCCAACCCATTGCGGAAATAACGTGCTGTGTGGAAAATATAGGGGTATTTGCTGCTGGTGCTCGGTTTCCCTGCAAACTGCAAGACCGCCATATTGTGTGCGGTCTTTGGCAGGTTGATGGTGTATGTCGTGTTGGCGGTCATTTTCGTGATGTCACGGAAAAGATTGCTCTTGATGTCGAGCGTGATTGCCGATTCCTCGCTCATATCCATAAGAACACCGTCTATGTAAAGTTGCTGGTCTGTCATAGCTGCTGAATCTGTGTATTGTTAATAACCAGGTTGCAGACGAAATCCTGCAACTCTGCTGTTGTCTTGGTGTAAGTTCCTGCCTTGATTGTCACGCTCTGCCACTTGTTGCTGCCGAGGTACATGTCAACGACTGGGCTGCTCGTCAGGTCTTGCAGGAAGTCGAACGTCTCGCTGTCTACCAATGGTGCGCAAAGGGGTATGGTGTCCTCCCTGCTGTAGCCTTGCCTTCTTCCGTTCGCTCCGAGGTACCCGAATATCGTATCGTCATACTCTCCGAGGTTGTTACGCAGGAAGCTGGTGTCGCTGCTTATCGCCCTACTTTCATCGCCTTGCGTGAATAGCCAGTAACGGTAGAATCCGTGTCGGTCAACCCATCGCAGATAGATACCCTTTTCCGTGTTGTCTGCCTTGATGACTGCCAGTTCCGTGTACTTGCTGCTGGTCTTCAAGTAGAACGTGAAGTCGAAGGTCGTGTCGAATGTCGCCTGCTGTATCTTCCCTCCATAGTCCTTGATGGAGTAGGATTTCGCTCCTGCCTTCAAAACCTTGCTGGTAATTTCATAAATACCCTGCCCAGCGAGTTCTATCAGCTTGCTAGTTATCCTACCGTCCGCATATACCAGAAGGTCGTCAGCTTCACTCATATAAATGCCGAAGGAGAAAGGGAAATGCGTGAACCATGTCAGCTGCTTGCGTCCGTTCCACGTCTCTCCTGCCCTCATCGCTCCCCAAACGTAAAATGTCGTGTAGCTGAATGTCGCGATGTCGCTCCCCTTGCTGTTCTTGACCTTCACGGAAATATTGAAGTTTGCTCCGAGGTTGCTCTGCTGGCTCTCCTTGCTGTAGTCCAGTTTCCCGAAGCTGATGCAATCGAAGAGTGCCTGCACATATTCCCGATAGTCCATGATGCAGCTGTCTGCAAATGCTTCCACGCTGTACGTGTGCGCCTTGGTCTCCCTGCTGATGGTTGTCTCGATGCTTGCTACGCCCGAGCCGCTTGCCTTGATGATGCAGGGCAGGAATGCGAAGCCTACAGCGTCCGCATACTTAATCGTGATGCCGTTTTTCATTGTCTGTCTCATACCGTCTCATTGTTTAGTTTGATACTTCCCACCGACTGGTGGATTAAGAAAATAAGCCTCTGCCCGAGCCGCTTCATCGTGTCGGGCACAACGTTGCTGTATACGTCAGCCCTGCCGCCAGTCCGGTGCAGTTTAGAACCCTTGTTGGCGATGGTGTGGGCGATGGCTCCTGCCATGCTCATATCGCCACGCTCTTGTGGTGTATACTTGTGCTGCCGCTGGGTCTTGTAGGGGATAGGTCTGCCGTGTAGTCCCTTGTCTTTCATCCACTGCCGGATGATGCCCCGGAAACCGTATGGTATCTTTCCTGCCCTTCGTCCGGTCTCCAGCACCCCGAATGGCTTGTGTCCCCAGAGGATTGTTTCTTCCTCGCTGGGCTGCTCCACCTTTAGGCTCGCTATGGTGCGCCCTGATGCGTTCTGTCCGTTGATACGTATGTGGTTGATGATAAGCTGCCGTGCTCTCTCCACTTCCTCCCTCATTATCATCGATGCCGCCTTAGGGTCGAATTGAATACCTCCCTTGCTCATACCTCACACCCTCCTATGCTCTGTGTCAGCTGAAGGGAGTACATTACGCCCGACACGATCGTGCTCATCCGCTCGATGATGGTCTCGTAGTACTGCTGCCCTTCCAGTGGTTCGAACTGGTGCGACTGGTTGATGGCTCGTATCATCCTTGCCCCTGCCACCTTCATTCGGTCGATGCACTCTCCGTTTTCTTCTCCTTCCGCTGCCCTCGGTACGGTGTCGAGATAAGCCAGGGCAACGTTCACGGTGTCGTATACCCTGCCGTTGCGTATCTCTGTCGTGCCGCTTGCTGGGATGATGCAGACGATAGCCGGATAGTTCAGTTTCTCCAGCTTGGTGTCCGCTGTGTCCCAGTCCTCGAATAGGTAGGTGTAGTCTGGTAGCGTGTCTGCTGCCAGCTGCTTTAATGTTTCTCTGATTGTTGCCATAATTATCTAGATTTTCGTTTCATCTCTTCCGCTTGCAATTTCTGCAGGTTCCGCTCGTACACGCTTCTCTTGTTGTCCATTTCCATGCACTTGTAGATGCGAAGCCATGGTGTTTTCAAAACTTGGTCGTGGTCGCTGATGCCCATCCTTACCGCATACCAGTCCAACATGCCGAACAGTCCGAACCGCAGGGTATCGATGCCTGCTTCCTTCTCCAGTCTCGTTGGCTTCGCTGTGTCTGTGCTCTCGAAGAGCTTGTTGATGCGCTCCACCTCTGATGTTACCCAGCCGATGAGCATAACGACATCAACCGCCCTAGCCTGCTCCACTTCCTTGTGGCTCAGACCGAGGACGGTTGTCACTATCTGATACAGACTTTCCTCGCTGTCTGATAGCTGGGAAAGGTCAATCAGCTGCCCGATGGATAGCTGGTTGAGATTGTCGGGCACTTGTTTCCCTCCGACAAATGCAGGTCGCTGCTGCTTGCCGATTTTGTAGCTGGTGTGCCTTGCCACTGCCAGCCAGTACTTGAATGTCGTGTTCTTATCCATACGCTTTATAATTTTGTCGTTGCTATTGTCTTAATACGTGCGCCCTAGCCGTTCCGTGGCTTGCTACGGATAACTTCTTCAAGGCTACGTATCGTATTGCGTCTATGCCGTGGTTAAATGCGTCTATAGGCTGGTTCGTGGTCTCTCCATCCCTTGACTTCTTCCACTTGTATTGCTGCATGTTCTCGATGATGCCGTGGCTGCGTCTGGTTATGTTGATGCGGAAACGCTTCAAGATGTCGATGCCGTTGTTGATACTGTCCTTGCCCTTGGTGCTTGGTATTATCCACAGCCCTTGGTTGTGTATCTCCTGAATGCTCTTTGGCTCTGCCGAATCCGCAATGATGAGGTCTCGTTTCGTCCGTCCTTGCTCCTTGCATCTGTCTGCGATGTCTTGGTTCGTCAGCCCCGGCTGGTAGATTTCCTCGTCCACCCACAACTCTCCGTGTGCCAAAATAACGTGCTCCAGTGCTGTCGGGTCGTTGGTGAATCCGAAGTCCATACCCCTGCATTCCATCTTCCACTCCTCCCTTGGTGGCAGCTTGTCAACGATGCCCCAGTTGGTGAAGATAAGCCCGGTTATCTTTCCGGTCAATCCTCTAGCGTACACTCTCCACAGTTCGGGGTCGTCAATCTCTTCAATTTTCTTGTGCTCCTGCGCTGTCAGAAATCGGTTGTTCCGGTGGTCACTCAGGATCAGTCGGCAGTCATCCCTTCCGATGATGTTGTTGTGCACCCAAAACCTTGCACTTGGGTTATAATCGATAAAAACCTGCTTTCGGGTTCGGATGGCAAGCTGCCAAAACACTTCATAGGGCACACCGTTCGCTTCGTTCACGAACAGGTAGTCACGCTTTCCGTTCTTCGCATCCTGCGCATCCTGGTAACTCTTGAACTCGATGATTGAACCGTTCTTCCCTCGGTAGCTGCTGTCGCTCTTGTTGTTCTTGAACCAGTCCAGAAGCTCTGCCCTTGTGTGCAGGATGGTATCGAGGTCTCGAATGGCTCCCACCTTCAAGTTTGGGAGGTCTTGACCGCACACCGTGATAATTGCCATGGGGTGTTCAAAAGAAAGCACTATAAGACGCTGCATAATGGTGTATGTCTTCCCCGAGGACGTACCGCCTTGGTTAACTAGAAACCTTGGCTTCACGTCCGCATTCGGGTCATACAGTTCTCCAATAACGTCAAATAGTGCCATTCTTTCAAACAATAAAACTTAAAACAAATTATGGTCAAAATTAATCTATATCCAGTCCCTCACGCTCGATTACTTCCTGCTCGCTGGATGCACACTGGTGTCCTGAGTTGATGTAGCGAACCTCAATGCCGCCTTGGAAGCCTGCGTTCAGGTCGAGCACGACCTTATCCAGTCCGAGCAGCTTGCAAATCTGCGTCTCTGCCTTTAGGATGATGTCAAGATACCTTGGGTCTCCTAGTCCTCGCTTCTCAGCATCGTACATTATCGCCTTGACGGTATCCATCGTTACAACACCAGTGTCTGGATCCTTGTTAGGCAGTCCGACTTGTGTCTGTGTCTTGCTGTTATAGTCCGATTTGGATTTCTCCCATGCGTCCCAGGCTTCACGTATTACCAGTTTCAACCTTGCCACCTCGCTTGTTATCTTTTCGTCCGTGTCGGTCAGTCTCTCTTCCCTCCACTCCTTCAATAACCGCTGAATGTCGCAGTGCGCTTGATTGTATTTCGGTCTGTCGAGCCGCTTGCGAACCTCTGCCGTGATTTCTCGCTCCGTCCATCCCTTGCGGTATAGGGGTGCGATAATCTGCAGGCGGTTCTCGATGTCGATTTTCTGCGCTCGATGTTTGTTGTTATTACCTTGTGGCATACGATTCTTGATTTAAAATTTCGCTCCGTTGTATTTGTATACGATGTTTCCCTCGCTGTCTCGTTCGTCAGCTGGCAACATTGCCCCTTCGAACATCTTGTATGGCGAGTGCGCTGCCTGCGGATTGTTCCAGCACCACTTCATGTAGTCGGCTGCGCTCATCGTGTAATACTTCGAGTACTTCTCTCTTGTTCCCAGGTTCATCGCCTTCTCCAGTCTCGCCCTCAAAAGGTTCTCTGCATCCAGCTTGATGTCGCTCCACCTCACGTATCCCTTGCGCTTGCAAATGTTCAGTGCTTCGCACATCTGCCCCCTGCTGTAGTTCCACGTTGGCGGCAATCCGCAACAACTTCCGTTGTGGCAAAGTTCCTTGAAGTGTGCGTCCGATACATAAAAGCGCATTCCCAGCTGGTCGCACAATTCCTTCATGTTCCTGAAGAACGGTTCTTTGACCTTGCGGTTCAGTCTCAGATAGCCGGACTGTACGCTGTACTTCTTGTAGAATGCGAGAATGTCGAAACCTGCCATCTTGCTGATGGTAGGCAACAATTCCCTCAATGTCGGGCTTCTCGTATCCAGGCAGAAGAATTCAGTGCTCAAAGCTGTAGCCCCTCTGTTGAATGCTTCCTTGATAAGGTCGAGGTACGTTGGCGTGCTCACTCCGATGATGAAGGGTCTCAGTCTCAGCGTTGCACCTCCTGCCCCTGCATTGGCGATGCGCTCGATGGCTTCCAGTCTTGCTTGTGGGCTTTCCACCCCTCGCTCTATTACTCTAGCCTTCTCTGCATCGCTGGTGATGATTGAGAACTTGAAGTTCCAGTTCTTCTGCCCTCTGATCAAGTCCATGTATCGCTCATCCTTGGTGAACCATGCTCCCTTGGTCGAGAAGCAAAGCGGATAGTCTATATCCTTGAAGAAGCGCAAAAGTTCCAGTGTCGTTCCGTACTTCCGTTCGAAGTTGTCGAACTGGTCGCTCATGCTTCCCCACTGCATAACCTTGCGAGCCTTGATGTATGGCGCAAAGTCTCCACCGTGCTTGTCGGGGTCAATGAACATTCGTTTGATGCGTTCAACGCTCACGTCTTTAACCTCCTTGTTCAGGTATTCCTTCTTCTTGCTGCCAATACCTCTCTGGTTCTGAGCAAAGCAATACATACAGCCAAAGCTGCAATTATTGTAAGTGTCAAAAGCCATTGGCATTGAGCAGTCGGGAAACTCGTATGTTATTCTTGGCGTGTTGCCATAATGTTCTGCCATATCCTCATGAATTTATTTTGTTGATGATAAAGTCTGCGATTTGGTCTGCTGTCTGCTTCGTGGTGTCTATCGCTACAACGTCACACCCCGCAGTTTGCCATTTCTTTGCCGAGTGTGCCGATTCTCGCTGTCCCCGGATAATATCCTTGCTCAACGTTCCGTTCGACCGTTCTGCGAGCCTTTTTTGGATTTCTTCCAGTGGTGCGTATAAGAATATTACAATCTGTCTGTCTGCATTGAACATTGCGTGCGTCAAGTTCGGACCCCAGCATTTAAGTCTCATCCCTTCGCAAATGATGCAGTCGGTGCTTTCCAGTGCTTTCTTCACGATGTCACGCAGTATGGTCGTACCGTTCAGATTGTCAACACCTCCGTACTTAACATCGTATCGCCCTGCAAATGCAACTCCATCCCTGGTGCTGCTTATTCCTTTAGAATAGCTTTCGATTCCACCAAAGCTCTCTATCAGCTTTCGGGCAACGGTGCTCTTTCCGCTGGCGTTGGTTCCAATGATAAAAACACAAGTCTTTCTCATATTCGAGTTATTTTTGTTAAATTTCGTCTCTGCCGGATTGAATTGTTCTGAGCGGATAGTTTATCCATTTCAAACGTTTCTCCGACTTAAACGCGAAATTTCCGACTATTCTGGTTTTTCTTTGAGTTCGTCCACATCAAAGTTGCGCTTCTCGATTGCGTCAAGTCCCAGCATATCTGCCACGGCTTGTGCGTCCTCGCTGCGGTATACGATGATGATGCGCTGTTCTTCGTCCTCTGCTGGTTCGTAGGTCGTTGCTTCCTGCTGGATTTCCCAGGGGTTCAATCCCCATCGCTGCATATCGTCCACATCAAATGCTCCCTTTAGCTTCTCTTCATCCCAGCTGCCAAAATAGACGTTATCCTTGATGATGAACTCGTCCGTCTCTTCATCGGATAGGCTGTCAGCAATAACGACCTCGACCTTTGGCTCTGCCTTCCACTTCTCCCAGTGGCTGCAAAGCTGCTGCTTCTCTCCATCGGTCAGTTTCACGGCAACGGTCTCTATTGCGTTCTTGATAGCTTCGTCTTCCATCTGCTCGATGTTGAGCAGGGCACGGAAGCGCATGTTTCCTCCGAGGATAACTCGGTTCTCATTACAGACGATTGGTCTCATCTGCAACATCTTTGGAAACGTCAGAATACTCTCAACGAGTTTCTGCATCTGCTGTGGCTCAATGCTGCGTGGGTTGTCTTGGTTCTCCACAAGGTCGTGCAGGTTGATGTTCTCGATTTTATTCTTCTCCATTGTCTTCCTCCTTTCCTTCTTGTCTTGGTTTCAGTTCATCAAAGTTCCAGACGATGCGGTCGATATGATCAACTCCCAGCAACTTGGCAAGGAATGGCTCATCGGCTGGCTTGTAGTGAATGATTACGTTCTCTCTTGGCAATACGCCATCGCCCATTATCGTTGGCAAATCGTCAGGAGTTAAGTCTTGCCCTTCTATTTCAGGAGGTAGTTCCCCTGCGAATGGGTCGCCCTCTTGGTCGTCCTTGTTTTTCTTCTTGCACTTGCTGGTGCTGCTGGCTTCCGCTGGTGCTGGGTTCCAGACTGGCATACCCCAGTTCTGAAGCTGTGCGCTGTCCCATCGGTTCGCTAGGTCGTTGAAGTCCCAGTTGCCGAAGGATAGGTTGTCTTTAATCATGAACTCCTGCTTCTGTGATTCCGTCAAGTCTGATGCACTCACCACGGTAACCGTAGGCTGTTGCTGCCATCCCTGCCAGTACTCCATCAATGCGGATTGCTCCTCATCTGATAGACGCTGCTCTGCATCCAGCTTCACTTGAATGCTGGCTTCGTCCATCGTGACAATGTGCTGCAAGGCTTTCAGTCTCATATTGCCACCCAGTGCGTGGAATGTCTCATCAACAACAATCGGGCGCAGGGTCAACATTCGTGGGAACACGATGATGCTCTGCACCAGCTTCTGAAAGTTCGCTTGGCTTATCTCCCTAGGGTTCGCCTTGTTCTCGCTGACCCTCGATAGTGCGATTTCTTCTGTTTTCATATTTTTCTTGTTTTAAGTTCGAAATTAATGCTTATTTGATAAACATTGGCGCAAAGATACGACTTTTTCGCTTTAGTTGTTCGTTCTTCGCATACTTTTAACTTTTCTCAACACTTCGTTTCTTTTTTATCCGTCAAAGGCTCTGATGGTCTTCTGCAGGGTTTTCTGCGGCTTCTTTGGCTTGACCTTGATGGGGAATCCTGCACATACCCACGCGAGTAGAAGTGCGTCTCTCTGGTCTTGGTTCATTCTCGGCATCTTTCCGTCTGAACTCATGAAATAGGCGATTTCGTCTTGCGTTATTTTTCCGTACTTGCCTTTCCAGCACTTCTTCAAAGGTTTTATTATCTCGTATGGGATATTGTAATGTTTGCAGCACTCAACGATTAAGATTCCGGTCTGATGGTTCATTCCGGTAGAGCGTCCGATTGCTGCTGCCTTGACTGCTGTCATGAATTTACTTAACACATGCCAGTTGCTTTTGTTGAGCCAACCGCCTTCAATAACGACCTTGACCTTCTTGCAGCTTTCATTCATAGCCCTTATGTAGTCAATCAAAGCAGGGAAGTTCATCTTGTAGGCAAGAAACTTTCTGTCATCGTAGACTGCACCGACACCGCTTTCGTTGTTGTCTGGGTCGATTCCGATTATAACTGTTCCTTTTTCCATTTCGTTTTCTTTTTTGTTTTATTTTCGATTTTCTTTTTTTTTTGTTATTTTCTTGAAATTTTCGTTCTAAGCCGTTATCTCTGTGACTGTGGGTAGTTGTTCGGGTTGCGGAATTCTACGTGCGTGTGTGCGCTTGTGTGCGCTTGTGCGCTAGCTCCCTACTATTCCTATCCTCTACCCTATAGTCCCTTCCCCTTTCATTGTCTCTTGCTGGCTTGAAACGGAAAAATCGAGGGAGTGCCTGCCGATTTGCAAATAGGTGAATATCTTATATCGAACGAGTTTATTCTGCAAACACTCCCTCTTTGGATTTTGGATTTAATATAATAGCAAGAAAATTCTCACATGGGATTCTTGCCCTAGACTGTCTTTCTGTTTATTACTTCATGTTCCACCTCGCTTTCTTTGTTTAGAGTGGGCAGGGGATCAACGCTGCCCAGCTGGTTAAATACTTATTTACTGTGATTCAAGGATTGCTCCTTCTTTTTCTTGATACGCTCTGCAAGCCACTTGAAATGCTCTGCCGCCTGCGGATCTCGGAATATGGAAGCCTGCACTTCCGGATTTATCCTTTTCAGCTTCTTTCTTTCGGCTTTAAGCCTTCGCAGCTTCTTCTGCTTGTCGTTGTATTCCTTGATTTTGTCGGGGTTCGCCTTTCTCCAGTTGCTGGCGTACTCCAGCATTCTCTTTCGGTGCTTGCAGTAGTACTCATGGTTGTAAAGAGAAGTCTTTTCCCTTCGCTTTTCCTGCTGCCTTCTTCCATACTCCTTGACCTTTTCGGGGTGCGCCCTTCTGTATTCTCGGTTCTTCTTCATCAACTCCTCACGGTGCAGCATGTAGTATCTGTGTCTTCGCTCACGCTTGCGCTCCTCGAGTTCCTTGTCCGTGAATTTCTTTCTCTGTCCCATTGCATTCCTTGATGTCTTGGTGTTCTACATATTGCCTGCGAGGTGGGCAAAACCTGCCGTTGATGCAGTTTCGCCCTTCCTCGCAAGCCTTGCATAATTCACTCGCCATACGCTCTCTAGAATGGTAAATTCTCGGTGTCGTGGTCAGTGAATATGATGTTCTCATTTCCCTCGAATGGGATACAGCAGGAGAATTCAGATGGCTTTCCGGTGCGGAGAGACAAGACTTTATATCTATAATTTGCTCCCTCTCCACGGTCACGAACAAATAACGCTGGAATCCAATCGTATTCTTTTCCATCTCTCACCAGCACCTTGTCGAAAGGCTTGAAGTCTGGCTGCGCCATCGCTTCCTTCTCTTTCTTCTCCCAAATGGAGTAATGCTTGTTGAACAGTTCGGCTTCTTTCTCAGTCGCTTCTCGCAGTTCATCGTGCGAACTGATATTCAGGTAGAAGGTTTCGTTGGCAATGAAATACTCGGTCTCAATTTCGTACTGCTTGCCGAATGTCAGCGTGTCTTTGCTCTCGTCTTTGTCGATGAGCTTACCGATGACCGTTACATCGCCATCCTCGTCTTCTTCGTTGAAAACGTAAAGTTTGCCGATTTCAAACGCTGGCTTCTTCGGCTTAATCTCCAGGGTTTCACGGTTCAGCTCTCCACCGAGCCGCTCTTCAACGAATCGGATATATCCTGCTGGATCATCGCTCTTGACCCAATCGGCTGTTCGGAAACTTAAAGCACGCTTGTAATACAAGCATTCTTGCTCCTTGACGTATCTTCCGAGAAAGCGTGTCTTCGTCTCATCCTCGAATTTCTCGAAGGTGCAGGTTCCTTGTACTCCCTTGTCGCCTGCAAACTCCAGCACGTCTCCCTTCTTGAAGAACTTGCTCCAGTCTCTCATTTCCTTTGATGGGAAGAGCAGGACTTCTCCTCCCTCCATCAATCTGCCGTTCTTGTCGAAGTAATGAGGTCCGTACTTATCCTTAGTCCCGATTGTTTCCTTACTGGATGCAAGATAAGTGAACGCAACCTTTCCGCACATTGGCGTGTATAACTCAGTGCCAGCAGGCACACCCTTCAAAATCTCATAAATATCAAAATCTTTCTGTTCCATAATCTGAATGTTTTTTATTGTTTGTTACTCTTGTTTCTTTTGTCTGTTATATCTTCACGTGTCCGAGCTTCTTGTACAGTTCCACCAGCTCCAGGGTATCGAGCCAGAAGTCGGTGTTGCCAACGTATACGTGATGACGGTGGCTGTCTGTGATGATTTCAATCTTTTTCATTTTCAACTACGTTTAAAATTGTTCGTGTCCGCATTGTAATCCTTTAGGATACATTCGAGTGCCTTGATTTCATCATCTGCCAGCCAGATGTCTCTGTCGTCAACTGACAGATGATGAAGACCGCATTCACGGACAAGTATGATATTATTAACTCTGTTCATAGATAACTATTTGAAAAGTTCCATCTGTGGATGGATGATGTTCATGCGCTCCTTCTTGGCAATCCATGCAAGAACCTTGGTGTCCTTGGTCTGTTGCTTTCGGTTCTCCATCTGTCGTATGATGAAGCTCAAGGCACCGTGCATTGCCTGCTTTTCCGTTTCGTAGAAGATTGCCGATTTGTCGTATCGGCTTGGATAGCCTGCCGGAGAACCGCTGCCGCTGCTGGAAAGGCTGATGTCATAGCCCCATATCCATCCGTGCTGTGTGTTGGCGGTCTTCACTGCAAAGTATGAACCGGTGTCTGCCTTGCGCTCCATGATGTGCGGATTGATGCATACATCGTTGATGTTGTACTTGAATCCGTCATGCTCTGCCACTGGCTTGTTGATGTCGTAATTGTGCTCCTTCAGCCAGTCCGTCCATTCGCTCACGGTCTCGAAGACAAGCCCTGCGGCTCTGCATTCGTGGAATATTAATTTCTCTTTCATATTATGCCCTCTATTTTTGTTTATCCGTAATCAACTTGCGCAATCGAGATATAACCTTACTTGCGTTCTTATCATGCACTCCTTCGTAAAGTCCAAGATGCATCATAATGATGTTTAACGCAGGGTCATCTATCTCAATAGCCCTTTCAGCAAGTATTCCAAGCACACATACCAAAATCGCAAAAGTCTTAGGATAAGGAGTGCTTTTTGAGCACTCAGCTATCTCTTTCAATAGCCTTGGCATATCAACCTTAAACACCATGTCGTTCATAACATAGTCCAGAACTGTCTTACTTTTGATTTTCTTTATATCTATCCCTCCTTGATGTACTCAATAAGTTCCTCACGCTGCTCAGGTGTCAGTATGTCTGCGATGCGCTCGGCTGCATCTTTCTGTCTGTTGACGTCCAAGCTCTCGAATGCTTGCACAATGATGTCGACAGCATTGTCGTTGTCAAGATACCAGATATTGTCCCCTACAACCCTCTTTCTGCTGTCTTCGTCTGATAAGTTTTGGAACATGTCGACCAAAAATTCCTCTTGGTCTTCCTCGGATAAACCGTTGAACATCTCCTCAAGGTCGATGTCAATGCTCTGATTATTGTATTCTGCCATAATTCTTTCGTTTTAAGCGTTTAAAATCTGTTTGCCTTATAATTTACCGCCCGAAGCGTGAAAACGTCTCAGAGCGGCTGATTTTGCCCTCATTCGTTATTTTTCGGGCTTCCAGTTGATGCCCAGCCGCTGCAGAACTCCCTGCTCGTAGAATCTTGCCATTGAATCCTTGGCTGGCTTGTTCCGTGGGTTCTTCTTCAAGTCGTCCAGGTTCTGCTGTATTACCCATCTGATCTTGTCGTCTCGGCTCTGCTGGCTCGATGGCTGCTGGTGCTTGGCTTGCTCGTAGCGTTCCCCGATGCTCGGTCTTGCCGTTGCCGCTGGATCCTGCGCCTTGGCTGCTGCCTGCGGCTGCTGGCTTCCTGCTGGCTGCTCGTTGTCGTAGTTGCCTTCAAGCACCTTGGGGAAATTGGAAGGGCACATCATCCAGTCGAAGCTGGCAACCCATCCCTTTCCGTTCTTGCCGTTCATGAAGTTACTCTCCATGGCTTTGTCGATTGCCTTGTAGACCTTCTGAACGTCCCCTCCGTATTCCCTTATCCTTGCACGCACATTGCTCTTGCGCTGGTCGCTCATCAAGGTCAACCTTCGCATTGCGCTGCCCGATTGGTCGTGCTTGGTGTTCCAGTATTCCTTTATAGCCGCAAAATCAATCTTGGCGCATCGTTTGGCTGGGTCAACTTTCGGATTTTCCGAAATTGACAAACCTTCTTTAGAAGGTATATTATTATCTGTTTCTTTAGAAACATCACTATCACTATCACTATCACTATCACTATCACTTAGGTGCAGAACGTGGTCGTTCGTGCTCTTTCGTAAACGCTCGTTTACGTTCGTACACGATTGTGCACGTTCGTGGTCATTCGTGCTCTTTCGTGCTTCTCGCTTTCGTGCTTCTCGCTCCAAGGCAATTTGTCGGTTCTTCTCGCATCGTGCTTGGTACTTACCTTGGTTTCTGTCTATCTTATCTTTGATAAAGACGAAAGCCATGCGTACGACTGGCTCTAGCTTGATTACTTCGCCATCCCTTGCGTATACGAAGAGTGCCCGAGTTAGCTGTCCGAGTTGCTCATCTGTAAGCCCCTCGATTAGCTGATAGTCTGAAGTGTATAGTATAAATGAATCGTTCATAATTTTATTCTGATAATGATAGTTTCTTTTCCAGCTTCCGTTTGAGCACGGTAGCCATACGGATTTTATTCCGCTGGCTTGTGTCGGTCGGTGCTGTCACTTTCCTACCTAGGGAAATATAATTCTCCAGTTGGGAAATTATATTCTTTAGGTCGGTCTTTGATATTTGAACGCTAGCCATAAGCCTTACTTGATAAGTAATCTTCTTGCTCCCTGCACCTGCTTGATGTAGGCTGCGCATTCCTCCGGATGGTCTGTCTGAAAAGCCTTGGCATCGAACTTCTCGCTTGCCTTCGGTGCTTTCCACGTTGCCAGCGTCTTTCCGTTTCCGTCCACGATGCTCTCAGCGTCCCCAAAGAACAGCTTCAAGTTGTCCTCGATCTCCTTCTGTCGGTTCTCCAGTGTCTTGCTCTTCTCCTTGATGTCCTTCAACTCGATAAGCATGTCACCGACTTCTGCTGTGGCTTCAATCTCCTTTCCTGCCTTGTGCAGTGGAGACTTCAGGAGAACGTCTTGTGCGCTGTAGGCAGGTGGCTCTTGGTTGCCTACGATGTAGTCAAGCCAAAATTTGGTTATCTCGTCACGCATCCATCCGAAGAATTCGGGGTCGAAGTCGATGTCACGGTAGCCGAACTCCCTGCCTGCTGTAAGCCAGGCAAGTGCACCGTCCTTGTATTCTCCCACTCCGAGGTTCATCTGAAGCTGGCAGAACCAATGCTTCGGGAGGTCGTCTGCATCTATCTGCATCTGCGTGGTCTTGCACTCCAGGATGCTCTTGCTCGCTTCGTTGTGCGTTGCTCCAACTCTCCAAAAGGTACGGTCTGGGCTTACTCTCAGATACGGTGCATCGGTGTTCGTGATGGTGTAGTCGTCCGTACTTGCCTTGATGATGTGGCAATGGCTCTCTCGCTTGTAGAACTGCGCAACTGCGTCCTCAAGAATGTGTCCTGCAACCATTGCGAAGTTCTCCACCTTTGGTGGGTCGATGCCCTTCTTGCGTCTCCACAACTGGTATGGGGTCTCCCATGGATTCAGTCCCAGCACCGTGCCTGCTTCACTTGCGCCTATTCCGTTCGAGCGGTTCTGCAACCACTCCTCTCTGTTCTTGTACTTGATTATCTGTTTCATTGCCTGAATGTTTTTATTTATCCATTAAGAATTTTTTAGCTGCTCTAATAACAATCGAGCGGAGGAACTTATCATCTTTCATATTCTGATAAATTCCGTCTGCGAGGAGTTTGGTATTGCCTGCGTAACTCACAAGGAAATCGTAGCCTGGACTTCCCTTTTCGTCTACATCTCCAGTGAACTCAGCTGCAATCTGCAAATAGCTTCTACCCTCATTGTTTTCCTCTGCCCATACACCGAATCCCTTTGAGGTCTTCTCGAAGTAATTATCAATGGTGTTCTCTTGTCTCTGATTGTCTGTTTCGTTCTGTTTGTTCATTGTTTTACTGAATGTTTATTAAAAGTTGCAACGGCTTCCCTTATTCGTGATGGGTTCCCACCCCATAGGTTGCACCGTGGCGGTTCGGGCAATATAACGTTATAACTTTAAAAATGAAAACTACTTCTTTGCTGCTGTGCCAGTCTTGCCTTGGCTACGGCTCATTGCCTTCTCTGCCTTCTGCTGCGCGCTCTCGGCTGCTGCCTGCGCCTGCTGTGCGATGGCTTCCTGCTGCTTCGGCTTCTTGAAGGTCTCCTCTACGGTGGTAGTGCCTTCCTTGATGGCGTTGTACACTCCTCCCAGCTTCTGAATGTCTTCTGCCGTGACTTCCTCGGCTGATTTCTTGCCCAGGTAGTCAAGCAGCATAAGGTCTGTAACCTTGTAGGCTTGGAAGCAGGCAACACAACTCTTCCACTGGCTCTTGACACCAGTCTGCTTGATGTGCTCCAGAGCCTTTGCCTGCACCTCCTTGACTACGCCTGCAATCAGTACCTGCGGCACGACCTTGCAGATTGCGTTACGCTGTGCGATTGCCACCGCTGCATTGCCGACTACAACCTGCATGTCCTGCGAGAAGGTGTATCCCTTCGAGGTCAATATGCTGCGCTTAACTTCCACGGAGTAGGCTACGTTGCTCTCGAGGTCGTGGCAGACACCCTGCGCTGTGATGGTCTTTCCATCGTTGGCGATGATGCGTCCTGCGATGCGCAGGTTCTTCCAGCATGCAGATATAATCTCGGTGAATCTCACGCTAGGACCCTCAATTACTGAAATCTGTCCGTCCTTGCCCTTGCGCTCGAGGTGGTAGAAGCAGTTGTATGCTACATCATCGTCCATCGCTGCCAATGCTACCATGTTCTGCTTGCACTTCATGATGTCTCTCGGAAACTTGTGCGCTGTGGCAATCTGTCCGTCAATCTCCGAGCGGTTGATGGCTTCCAGCATTTCGCCACCGTTTACTTGAATAATCTCATTTTCCATAATCGTTCAATCTTTAGTTCAACTTATTGTTCATTAACTCTAGTGGAAGGCTGGGATTCGAACCCAGTCGGTTGCAGGTTTACTCCCACCCTATCCTGCTGCTGGTGGACGCCCTTCCGTTATAGGGCACACGCTGTTTCCGCATATCTGCAATTTATCAATAAAAAACAATTAATTTAACAACCTTACTAACTGGTATGAATTTTGCGTGCGCCCTGCCCTACCGCTGTAGGGAAATCATATAATTGTACACTAAAATATGTAGTCTATATCAGTCGAGCCATGAGACTGTCGAGCCTGCTTTCCTCGAAGGCGTCCATCGGGTCTTGGTCTGCGTATCGGCTGTTCTCTTCCAGCCAATCGTCCATTACGTCTTGATAGTTAAGACAACCCTCAATGGCTTCCTCCAGTCGCTCGCTGTCGTTGTTGCTGGTCTTGTGCGTTACGACCGCAATGTTGCCAACGCTTCCGCACCATACGCAGATGTCGCCTGCCTTTGTCGTGATGTCTACCCTCGCTGTCGCTGGTCGCTGTGGATCTCGTTCTATCTCCAGCCAAACGGCATCGTACATTGCCTTCCTGCACTCCTCGATAATTTTTGGTTTCATGTCTTATCTCTGTTTAAATAGTTGAAGAATGTCAGACGTGCATCCGCTAGCGTCTGCTTGTTGAACTCGCTCATCGGGAGTACCGGTATTCCGTCCAATGAAAGACAAAGCATGTTGTCGAACTCCCTAACCTGAATGCGTCTTTCAGCTTCCTTCATGGTTGCCAGTCGCTTGCTGTCCTTTCGCTCCTGCTCCCACTTGGCGGTCAGCTGCTTCGCTTTTACGTATGCCTTCATCATAGGGCAACCCTCCATGCTTTCTTTATCTCGCTGCCTTCGATAACCTTGCGGTTGTCGATTCTGCGGAACTTGACCTTTATCTTTCCAGCCTGCAACCATCTGCGCAGGGTGTTGCGATGTATGCCTAATACCTTGCAGGTCTCTGTCATTGTGTATCTGCCTGCATCCGCTACCTTTGGTTCTACGTTCGTCATACCTATGCCCTCCAAAAGATTAGAGTTAATACTATGGCAACAAATGCCACGGATAACATTACGTCACTTGTCACAAACTCGATAAACTTCTTCATACGCTCTGAATGTTTAAATGGTTCTACTTACTTGCGCACGGCTGCACGTCTCTTCTTTGGTGTAATCACTCCAGCCTTGATGAGACAGACACGCACGTTCTGCTGGGTGCAACCCACATGCTGTGATACTGCGAGCATGATTCTGCTGTCCGATGTCTCGGCAGGTGCTTTAGCTCGGAAGTCTGCGAACATTGCAATGATGTTCTTCTTTCGTTCGTCCTGCTGCTTCTGCAACGGTGTTCGAAAATCGTAATTGAAATTTTCTCCCATTTTTATTTGTATTTTAAATTATTTTCTTTATCTTTGCAAAAGAGTTTTTAAACTCGTTCTGTAATTCGGTTGCAAAAATACAAAAAAGAAATTGAAAAACAATTGTTTTGCGGTTGTTTTTAATAAGTTTTTAATTAATTTTAAATTGATTTACAATTATGAGTGGAGAAGAATTAAAGCAGTATATAAAGCGTTCTGGCTTGACAATGAGCGATGTAGCTAGAGAACTGGGTACTACACCACAGAATGTGCAGGCTCGTCTTGGTCGCAAAAATATAAAAATTGATTTCATACAAAAGATAAAAGAAATCATCGACAAATGCGCCCCTCCTCTCCCTGCTGAGATGGAAGCGGCTGTTATAGGCTCAAATGTCAATGGCTCGAACAGTTCCAACGTTTCCCAGTTGCTTGGTAGCGATGCAGCGCTGCAGTCTAGGGTCGAAAGCTTGGAAAGTGAAAATTCCTTTCTTCGAAAGCAAGTTGAAACCCTGCTTGCCATTGTCGGGCAGAAATAATTTAGTAACTTTGCAAAAGGAAAAAATATGGTTAGTAAGTTAATTAAAGAGCACGACCGCAGGACGCTGCTTGCAACGTATCTGTATGGTGTCTCCAATCTGTTTATAAGCGGAACGGGTATCGGTGGTTTCTCTCCATTGATTACTGGAGATGAAATAGGATTGTATAATGTCCTTTTCATCGTCTTCGGTGTCATAGCATCGTGCGCCTTCGCTTATTTCGCTAATAACGTAATGAAGTATAACAATTTAAATGTTTAGAATATGGAACTAGCAACTTTATTTATGTTCATCGGTGCGGTTATCGGCACTAGTCTCGTAATTTGGTCTAAGACTAAATCGGGTCAGAAGTGGTTGCGTGAACTTTAGTTCTCGCTCCTCAATCAAAATCAACTCAAATTCCAGGTAAAAATGAAAGAAGAGGACTTCATCGAGCGGAAGGAGAAGAAACTTCTTGCCGCCCTCGGTAAAAGCTGGCTATGGAAAGCCAGTAGGTTGATAATTGGCATCATCCCTCCAGTTGGTGCGCTTGTCATGCTGATACACTGCACCCTGCTCTCGTTCGGCTATCGTGTAAAGCTTACGGAGTGGATATTCGACTGCTCGCTGTTCGGGTTCATCGCCTGGATCATCGTCAGTCTTGCGTATGGGTTCTGCTGGGTACATCGAGCGTTCGCTACCTACGGAGTGCTGATTTCCTTCTGCATCGACTTCCAGCGTTCCTTCGGGTTCGGGGTCTTGCGCCATCCGCTGCACCTGCTGATGGTCGCCCTAGGGCTGCTGCTCTTCTTCGTCTTCATCAAGAAAAAGGCTTGGAATGAGTTCTACGATAGAAATATTAATCATTTAAACAATTAGCGTATGGGAAGTTTCATTAACGAACTGGCAAAGGGTTTCGTCCGCTCTGCTGTCAATCAGGTAGGAAGGGATGCTGGTCGTGTTGTCAGTAACAACATATATGGCGATGCACATTCAATACCACATCGCAATGTTTCCGCTGGTGGTGCTGGTCGTGTTTCCAGCGTTGGCAAGGTTGAGGATGAAGGAACTGTAATCATCGAGCCTTCGGAAGGAAAAGCTATTGCTTGGTGCGTGGTTGCTCTCTTCTTCAATTTCCTTGGTGCAGTCGTCCTTCTTGTCGTTGGCTACAGAAAGCTGAAAAACAAATACGTTGCAAGTGCTTGGCGTTATGAATCCCAGGCGGTCTATGTCGCTGATGGTCGCTATAAGGCTGGGGAGCGTTATGATGGTCACCAGCTGAGCAGACGAAAGATAGAAGTTCCTGCTGATGAGTTCATGATTGAAAAGAATGAGAAAATTGCAAAGATATATCTCTACGCTGGCTTTGCCATCCTCATTTGTTGCTTATTTGTTACAATTGCATCGATATGAAAAAGATAATAATGTTATTTCTGCTTGCGCTCATGTGCGTGTGCGTTCGTGCGCAACATACGGTTTATTGCGAGATAATACAATTCAATACTGGAACTCCAAAGGCTGTGATTTCAGTCGATTTTGGAAATAAAGGAACTGATGAGATAGTCGATGAAAATGGAAAGAAGGTAAAGTTCAAATCATCGGTTGATGCGCTTTCATACTTTGAGAAATTAGGATGGTCTGTTGTGTCCGCTTACTCTGTTGTAGCATACAATGGATTGGCAAACGTTCCAACAGTTCATTATCTACTGCAAAAGAAAGTTGCTTCATACGATGAGAAAATGGACGGAATCCGTACAAAGAATAGCGAGCCAAAAAAGAAAATAGACCTAGGCGATGATGGATACTTTGAATAACCTTCTCGCCTACGAGGAATTCCTGCCAGTGCTCACCCCTTCCGAGGTGGATGGGCTGCTGGCTTCCCGTCCCTCGCTGGCTCAGTTGCAGGACTGGTCGCAAAGATTGTATAATCATCGGGCAAGGCTGGAAAACGTTTTCAGTCGTGCCTACAAAAAGATAAAATGATATGGAAGATAAAAATCTGATGTCCGCTGATGTGGATATAGTCGGTCGCTTCTTTGATGCCCTTGACCGTCTGAAGGATGACGGCTGCATAGGCGGTCTTAAAACGATAACCGACAGGTACGGTCTCAACCGCTGGAACACAATATCCCTGCGAGACGAGCCTGCCGAGTGCTACGGTCGTTTCCGTCCGTCTTGGGTGCAGTTCCTCGTCCGTGATTACCACGTCAACCCATACTGGCTGCTGTTAGGTTCTGGTGACTTCTACGCTGCTGGCTTCACGTCAGAAATCGTGAAAAACCTGAATAAAAACTGCACAAAGAAATAGAAGTACAATTAAGTTTTTAATTTTCAATCACTTAAAGCATACGTTATGATTTTGAGTACAACTCCAACCATAGAAGGCCACCCTATCCGTGAATATCGTGGCGTAGTGACTGGCGAAACCATCATCGGTACCAACTTTGTGAAGGATTTCTTTGCCAGCGTTCGTGACGTAATCGGTGGCAGAAGCGGTTCTTACGAAAGTACACTCCGCGAGGCCAAGGATACAGCCCTCAGAGAGATGGCCGACCGTGCTGCATCCCTGGGCTG